ATATCATCGAATCGATAATAAGCCCGACATCTCGTTTGCAAAGAGTATCATTGTATTCGAACGTAGTTGTAAATGGAACGATGTTATTGCTAACCTGGTGAGCGATCCAAGATACTATTTCTTCTTGAACAAACACTCTGTTAAGTGATAGCAACGAAGCAGCAGCTCTGTAATATCCCTTGTTTGAAATTTTAGGATAGACGGGCATTGAAGAATCTTGCAAATAGTGATAACCAAACGGATCATTCTCAGCAGTTACTAACCCATCGTTGATCAGATCTCTTCTAAATTTCTTAAATGCCCAAGGACTAGAACTAGTTCCTGGTTTTGGTCTTATGATACAGCGTCTAAATTCATCACCCACGATCGAACAGTTTTGAGGAACTTTGATAGGTAAATTTTCTTCGTATATGCCGCTCTCAACTAAAATTGTAATTTGAATACTCTTAGATACATCACCATAAGCAATTGTTTCACCAATTCGGAAAGTACCGTATTTGATATCTACGTCAAATATTTCATCGTCGCCGTCTAGTGATCCATCATGTGCTAAGATTTGAGCAAGTGCTCCGGAGTCAACGCCTCTAAGGAATAGACCTTCTCGAACATCTCGTGTTCGAATAGCCTGCGGAGTATCGTTTAACACATCCCCGGTAAAGTCAGTTCTTAGACCGTTTGTAAAGATTTTAAATCTTGGCAAGTCTGCCACAACCACGGGCAGTGATGTAAATCCAGATCCTTGATCTGTAATGGTAATACTTGCAATTTGTCCGCCGACAACGTCCGCAGTACCAAACGCACCAGCACCACCACCACCTGAAATTCTAACAGATACTAAACTGTATCCTGATCCTTGATTTATAATCTTAACATTGTTTACTTTATAAGTAACGTCGAACGTAGCACCAGCACCGAATGTGCTGTCGGATTCTGTTTCTACTGCTGTAGCACCGGGAAGGTCAACATATGATCCAGTAGTAACTACTCTGTAGGTTAAAATTGCACCCGGAGTTGTTACAGTTGTTAACACTTCAATGATAGCACGTTGTCCGGCAACACCAATGTCGCCACCAACAAGCGTTATACGATCGCCGATGTTATAGTTACTTCCGCCAGCTACAAGAGAAATAGTATCAACACTCATAATTGCTTCAGCGGAGAAATCAATACCAGAAGTGGGCGAAGTTTCGATAGCAGACAAGTAACATTCGTACTCACCGCTGTTGTAAGTTAATACTTTCCTGTAAGGCCCAATTTCATCTCTAGCTTCGAGTACTAGTTCTTCTGCTCTTTTACAAGCAGCTTCAATTGTTCTGTAGGCATAGGCCAATGCTCGACCTTGTAATTCCGGAGACACTCCCACACGATCATCTTGACCTGATGTAGCAACATACAGGTTGGCTACAGATCCAAATGCTGAGTTATCAACATATCGTTTGGTAGCAGCTACTAAGCCGTTGTAGATTAGATCATCGTCCGGTTCTGGGTCTCGTGATAAGATTAATGGGCCACTCATGCGACCCATAGCAGCATTTACTAGACCCGTTTCTGGATCTATAGAATTAACGCCTGCTCGGGATATTTTAGTATCTGCATATCGTTTGTTAACAGCTTCATCCTGGCTAATAGGTAACAGAGCTGAGCCAACAGGGCCAGTAAGCCCTTCTGGATCAATCATTTTGTTAATTCTATTGGTTTTGATACCAGGACTAACTTTTAAAGTTCCGCCAAGCGACGGATCTCTATCAGCCGAAATGCTGGCAAATTCTGAGTTAATTGAGATTTCGCTAGGGTTTGTAGCATAGTCTAAGGATATACCAGAACCAGCCTTTAGTGCTTTAAATGTTAATCCGGACTCATCGTTGTTGATAGTAACTAACGGAGTAGCGCCAGATACTGGATCGTTCTGACCAACATACGAATCGGGCGCATCATCTAATCCTAAAAAGGTTAGTTTATCACCTAAACCTAACGAACTATATAACTCGCGAAAGTTATCATTTACTTTACGGAACGAGTCGCGTATACTATCACCGGTGCCGTCATTACCAACAACACCTGTATCTATAATTTTTCTTGCCATGGCTTATCCTAAGATTAATGCTTTCTCTAATATTTAGCCCAATGTTTTAAAAGCCTAATGTAAATACTTGATGTTTTTAAAAACAAAAAGACAACATACTGAGTATGTTAGAGTTAGCAAATTAGGGCATAGCCATAGCTACAAGCGAACTAAAACCGTGGCTTTATTTCGTTGTGACAATTGCGGAAACGAATTCCAGCGAGATGTTAGAAAGATGGAAAGAAAGAGATTGAGCAACAATTACTTTCATTGTTGTTCAGAATGTGACTCTAAAAGATTTGCTCAACGCAAAGGAATTGAACAGAAGAAAATTTGGGATTTACCTGCTAGTACAGAATTGCCAGTTGGTAAGTTTTAAACTCTAAAAGATTCACCGCATCCACAGCGATCTTTTTCGTTGGGATTTTTAAAATCAAACCCTTCATTGAGTCCGTTGCGAACCCAATCCATTTCCACACCTTCTAAATATACAAGACTTTTTGGATCAACAAACACATGAACTCCGTGGCTGACAAAACTTAGATCTTCGACAGATGGGCGATCCACAAACTCTATTGTATATGCTAATCCGCTGCATCCCGTAGTTCTAACACCAGCACGGATACCCAACCCAGTCCCACGATTTTCTAACTGAGCTTTAACTTTGTTTGCCGCTTTTTCAGTTAACGAGATCATGCTTTTGTTTATAATCCTTTACTGCTGCTTTAATCGCATCTTCTGCCAGTATGCTACAATGTATTTTGACCGGAGGTAGGGCGAGTTCTTCTGCAATCGCAGAATTCTTAATGCTTCCTGCTTCGTCAAGAGTCTTACCTTTGAGCCATTCTGTAACAAGAGAGCTAGACGCAATTGCCGACCCGCATCCGTAAGTTTTGAATTTAGCATCCTCGATTATCCCATCGTCGTTGACTTTAATTTGCAGTTTCATTACATCGCCACAGGCAGGTGCTCCCACCATGCCTGTGCCTACATTAGTATCAGACTTATCAAAACTACCGACATTGCGAGGGTTCTCGTAATGATCGATTACTTTATCTGAATATGCCATATTACTTCTTTGCAATCATTGATTGAATCTTTTCTTGAATAATCTTAGCCCAAAACGGCTGAGGAAAATTCCAACCTATGAATGCTCCGATTGCTACCCAAAATAGTGTATCTAACATATATTACGCTCCTTGTAGTCTAATGTCAACTGTTCGCCAGTTGATGATGCGCCAAATATTGTTTAAGTATTTGGCTTTGTCCTGTTGGTAATCGAGAGACCAAGCATGTTCCCAAGCATCTACCAATAGGGCAATTTTCATACCTTTACGGTATTCATGATTATGGATTGTGTGCAGTTTACCGTCATAATCCATATAGATCCAATTTGAACCCTGTGCTGCCATAAACTCTTTTTCAAATGCTTCTTTAAATTTGTCAAAGGATCCGTGAGCAGAATCTATTACAGATTTACTGAGCCCCTCGGGTCTGTTGGCTGCTTGCGGAGGGATTAAATTGGCAAAGAATATATTATGTAACATTGCGCCGCCATAATTAAAATCAGCGTCACCTTCGCCTGTATTGTAACGTTCAAAATATTTAGAAGCAAGTCCGTCAAAATGATATTTAACAGTAGCTTCACTCATTACTGGATCCAGCTCGTCTTTTCCAAACGTAAGTTTATCCTGCTTAATTTCACGTTTATCTGCAGATTCAGTCAATGATTTAATAAAATGTAGTGTCATGGTAATATTTAGTGTAAATAAAACTCATAAGGAGATTTCGATATGATCGGATTTATTAAAAAACTATTTGGCTCTAAGCCAGCAGAACCAGTTGCAGAAGTACCGTATAAGGTAGAAGCACCAGTAGCAGAGGTTGCACCTACTCCGGTAGCACAAGCAGCTTCTGAAGCAGTTGTTAAAAGCATTGCTCCAAAAGCACCTGCAAAAAAGACAGCTCCTAAAAAAGCTGCTCCTAAAAAGCAACCTGCTCCTAAAAAGCAACCTGCTCCTGCTAAGAAATCAAAGCCCAAGGCTTAATGCTTG